CTATAGTTAATTAATGGAGAAGTTCGGGTTTCGCTCCCGCGACTGACCTCCTACCAGCGCCAGCGGGAGTGGAATGTGAGCCACATGCTTACTCATCCGAGTGTGTGGCTCACAACATGTGTTGTCACTTAAAGAGGAACAAATCAATGCAAGTATTAACTGTTCAGTTCGCCACCAGTGGTGGTGCCCTTGGTTCTGTCAATGCTCAGGCGTATAGCTATCTCTATGACGGGCGTTCGCTCGTTGAGGTTGGTGACTTCGCTGTAGCTAACAACGCTCTTGTCGTTGTGAAGAAGGTGTGTGAAGAGGAAGAGTATCTAGCCAGTAGTGGTGCACTCAACCTCAGCACACTGAAAAAGATAGAACACGTGTTGTCTCGTAAAGAGGAACGAGAAGAGAAGAAGAAGCAAGAGCGCATCACTGAGATCAAAGCCCGCTTGCACTCACTACGCCAGAAGGTTGAAGATCGTCGTGCGTTTGAGGACGCTGCTAAGGAAGTTGGCAGCGAAGGCAAGAAGCTTCTCGATGAACTCGAAAGTCTTGAGGGGAAGATCTAGTGAAGATCATTCATCTGAAAGCGGCTATACAGAAGTCGCTATCCAACATCGGTAAACGAAATGGCTCTGCGCCACCTGAAAGCACTAGCAATGCTTTTGGTGCGGCGTATGAGCTTTTTGTTGCGTCTGAGATACGCAGTGCTGCCAACAAGCGTTATGACGTTGCTAAACAACAGGCAACAGATGTTGGCGTTATCGACGAAGAGAAGCTCATGGAGGGTGCAGAGATTGCTACTCACTCCAATGAGTACTTCGATGTCACGATGAAGCAATCAGCATCATCCAGTAGTGTCGATAAGACTAAGCTGAAGTCAGTGCTTATGGTTGAGTTTAATCTCGATGATAAGACGGCTCAAGCTGTGATCGACAAAGCATCCAAACCTCGTAAGGGTGCTGTCACAATCGGCTTTGCGTTGAAAGGATAGGATAGTGTCGGAGTTAGGACCAGAACACATTGGCCGTAGGGTCGTGTATACAAAGCGGAACGGAACATCTGTCTTTGCTACAATCAGGGGTGTTACTGGCCCTGACTCCGCGCTTTTCCTTGACCTGGAGATAGATGATAGCAAGCGCAAGCCTTACTATGTGCCTGAAGATGCTTGCACACTAATTCCAGACGAGTTGTTGTCACGGGGAATTGACGACGACTCTTAAGGCGTTGCACTCTTCCTCTATGGAGTGTGACTCGGCGTTGGTGCGCGGGTTGTTCCCCTGCGTGGCGGGTCGGTGGCTGCTGTGCCGTTTAGCGCCAACCACAGTAGCCAATAACACGTGTTGTGACAAAGGATAAGAAATGTGCCAGAGAGCAATGTTCACCAACTTAAGGTCAAACCAAAGACCCTCAACCGTATCTACAAGACGCATAAGTACAAAGTTACTTATGTTCCGTCCACAAAGAAGTGGAAGTGGACTGTCTCCGTCGTAAGTCACATGCAGTACTCCGACGTTGCAGACACACAACTCAAGGCCTTTAGGGCTGCTGAGAAGTTCATTGATAAGACATGCCGATGAACAAAGTCCTTCCACAAGACACCCCCATCCGTCGCGTCTCCATTGGAGATATGAACCTAGAACAAGTCATGGCTCTTGTTGAGACAATGCAAGAGCGTCGTATGCGACAACACACGTTGTACGAAGCTGCGATGCAAGCCAAGGCTAAGATAAAGGAGGTTAAGGATCAAGAGAGGTTCGAGCAGTTACTACGCATGACAGCTAAGAGACTTGCCACCATTGACAATGGCCTGGAAGCTGTCAGCAAGTATCTGAATGAGTTGAAAGTACTAGAACTCGTGTTGGGAGGATAGTATGGCTAAACCAGTCTTTCTAAAAGGAAGTGACGCAACTGGTGTTATGCGTGGCCGTGATGTGCGTGTGAAGCTGCAAGATAGGGTTGACCCTGTGTTGCTCGAAGTGCTCGTGCAGTTAGCGGAGATTAATCACGGTAACGTGTTACACTTAGCGTCACTAGCTAGTATGTTGGATCAAATGACATCCATCATGCAGCAATTCACTGACGTTGCAGGAAACCTAAAGGAACGCACGGATCAAATGGCGCGGGCGATGGGTGAAGAAGTTGAAGGAGCACCCACAGATGAGTCGTCCACACATTAGATCAGTTAGCGTTGAACTTACTACTGACTTCGATCTACCCGCGTATGACAACACGCGTTTGGTAGCAATCAACACTTGTCCCACCTGGGGCATTGTTCGTTACAGTATGCACAAGACAATGAGTGTTCCCCCGTCGCAAGGCGGTGCCCGTCAAATGGCTTTAGAATGTGGGAGTGCAGCACATGATCTCTTCGCAGCGGTGCGCCTGTGGCAACTGCGTCATTACCAAGGAAGAACCGATCTTTCGGACTTTCACGGACCAAGACTATTTGGAGTTCCACGATACCAACAGATGTTGGGAAGCATCGGACCCAATGAGGACGATAGAGTACAGTCTCTTCAATTCGCCCTCTCTGCGTTGGAAACGACTGGATACTATGACGACCCAAGAGACAAGAGAAGAACCTACACTAATTTAGAGGAGGCTTGCATTGCCTATATTGATAGATGGGACTGGAATAGGATGCCAGTGTGGATCAGGGATGCAAGTGACCCTACATCCGATGTTGGGATCGAGCTTCCCTTTGACGTTACGTTGTCTTTCTTGCTCCAAGACGGAGCAGTATTCAAGTACAGATTTATCGGAAAGGCAGATGGGTTACATACACGCGATAATGAATTATACCTTCACGAAAACAAGACAGCTTCTCGACTCGATGAAGCCTGGCAGCAATCTTTCTTGTTGTCCTCCCAGATCACGGGATACTGTCTCGCCCTTGGTGTCTGGGCTGGACAAGCAATAGAGAAGGCTGAGATATTCGGTATGAGTATTCCACTACCAAAGAACTACGACTTCGGTGGTATAGTGCGGGAGGTTGTGCCTCGATACACTCACCACTTCGAGCGTTGGTTCGATTGGTTCCTTCATACTGTGCAACTGGAACAAAACTACAAGGATGATCCGATCAATGCCCCCAAATATACACACTCGTGCAACAGGTATTTCAGACCCTGTGCACTCATCCCCTTCTGCGATGCAACAGACGACGAACAACACACAATCCTCACAGAAATGTACGAGGATCAGTGGAACCCTCTCCATGAGGTTAAGGGAGGCGACTGATGGAAATCGAAGGGATTGAAGTCAAGTCGTTAGGTGAAAGTGAACAACGATACTCACTCTTGTTATGGGGATTAGCTGGCTGTGGAAAGACAACGCTTGCTGCATCGGCTCCTGGGCTTAAACTACTCATCAATTTTGATCCTGATGGTCCAGTTAGCCTTGGGAGTAGGGATGATATTGTACTTGTGGACCTCTCAGCAGAGAGACATTCCATCGTGGATAGTTTCAAGCTAGATGATGATCCTATTCTACCATTAGGTGACAAGAAGTATCGCCTGAGTAAGATCATCACTGAGTTAGGCATTGAGACTGTGATCGTGGACAGTGTTACTGCGTTCACAACACTCGCAGTGGAGAAGGGCATCAGTGTAACTAAAGGTGCAACCATTGAGAGGCCGAGTCCAGGTGCATACGGTGCTCGTAACGCTCTAACTCTACGCATGATGTCTGCGTTGTTGCGTCTAACCAAACGGTTAAGCACCAACATCATCTTCATCACGCACGAGGACGACAGTGGTATCCGTGACAAGGAAGGTAACTTGTTGCACATCACTATGCTGCTTGGAGGTAAGCTAAGTGGACAGATAGGACTACAGATCAGTGAAGTTTGGTTTATGTCTGATGATGGACAGAAGCGTAAGATAGCTGTGCGTCCATGTAGAACACGTAAGCCAATGAAAACACGTATGTTCGATGCGCGTGACAAGGTAGAGTTTGTGTTGAAGTATGATCCCTACAAGGATTTGTATGGTGAACACTCGTTAACCAGTTTCATCAAGGAGTGGGAAGAGAATGGCAGAAACAAGATCCAAGTGCCTTGATGATTGTTGGGAGTGGCCTGGAAACAGGGATGCGAAAGGCTATGGATATGTTTTTGGAAAGCAGCTGAGAAGAACGCATCGTGTAATGTACGAGTTGATGTATGGGCCTATTCCAGAAGGAATGTTGGTGTGTCACCGCTGTGACAATCCTTCCTGCATGAACCCTAGCCATCTGTTCTTGGGTACTTCCGCAGACAACAACAGGGATTGCGTTGCCAAGGGGAGACACATCAGCCCAAACAAGTTAAAAACTCACTGTCCACAAGGGCATGAGTACAACGAAGCGAACACGTACAATTCCAATAACCGTAGGTACTGTCGTACATGCTTAGGAGTAAGACAACATGGCGAAGGATAAGGTTTCCCGTAAAGGGAAAGCTCTGCACAAAGGAGTGGATGCAGAGACTAACACAAACACTCCACTTGCAAGTAAAGAGAAGGTCAAGTCTATGAGTGAACTACCAAGTGTTATCGAGTTTGACGAGGACATCAGTGAAGCTGAAGCTCCTGTTCCTCTTCCTGTTGGTGACTACCCTGCGGAGATCCGTAGTGCTGTTCCGAAGAGTGCTGCACAGACTGGCAATCCTTACGCCAGTGTTGGCTTCTTCGTCAGTGCAGATGCGTATCCCGCTGACTACACCGAGGGTGAGCCTGACGGTATGCTGTTGACGTTCAACCGTGTGTCGTTGCAGAACACTCCTGCGGGTCGTCACCGTCTGCGTAAGTTCATTGAGGCTATCGGTGCACCTGCGGGTAACAAGATCGACCTCAATGATTGGGTTGGACGTACTGCAACTGTCACCATTTCGCACGATGAGTGGGAAGGTGAGACGCGCGCCAATATCGCCAA